TTACAAAAATTTCCCAAAATATAGACCACAAAACTTGTGATACTAATGATCCATCAAAATTTCCAAAATCGCCCGCAACAACATGTTTACCCTTTGATTTTAATTTTTTTGTAATACGTTCCCAATCCAAAGAATAAGGATTAGTACCCACCGCAACTTCATTATCAATACGATTGTGCATCAACCAGGCCGAAAATGGTAAAAAATATTTTCTAAAAGCCACAACAAAATGTTGTGGACCAGCAGAAAATACACGAGTTTTACCCACATCTACCTTTGCAATTTCACGTCGCTCATCTTTCAATGTATCAATAAATAACACACCAGTAATTTTACCCAAGCGACAATTTTCCAATAATTCATCCACATCCTTACGAAGTTGTAATGCATTTGAACTAGTAAAATCAAAATCCGTACCACTACCCATCCAACGAGTTTTACCGGGCATTCCCCTATTTTCTAATGAATAAGGAAAACCAGGTGAAGTCGTCCGATTAATAGCACACATAAAATCATCATCACCAGTACCACATATAGCTTCTTCATAAGTCAAAATTCGCTGATATTTTCCAATATCCAGTAATGTATTGTATTGATTGAGTGTAACTTGTGCAACATCTTGTGCTGCAGAAGCTACCTCCTCTTCCAATAAAACAGCCGTTTCTACTCCACATTTCTTTAATCCCCCCAACAATGGATTATGTAATACACCATTAATTTTTGTTGGTTTTAATAAAGCCGGTTTCATAAATGGTTCAGATAACCTACCAAAAATACAAGATGGCAATATTGCCGTTTTAACTGCCTGTCCCACCATCTTATTAGATTTACCCAAAGGACAAAATAATCCATCTGGAACATTTGGTTCAATAGCAGTATCCACCCCAACGGGTGTTTCAAAATAAACCTGAGCACTAATATTTTTAATATCATTTTTAACCAATTGTTGTATAGCATCCTGGATAATCTCCTGTGTCAATGGACATGCAAAACCATATTCCTGCTTTGTTCCAGCAATATGCATACCTATCAATTTACGTTCAATACGCTGATTATATAAACCAATTATTGAACCACAATCACCCACCTGTGTTGGCGCATTATATTCATAACAATCCCTTTGAGTATATGAATCATTTCCATATTCAAAACCATCTTCAGGGTAATATATAGTTATTTCCCTATCGATAGGTCTTATTTGTTGTAACCATTGATATGTGCGATAAGTTTCCCCCCCATTTTCATGAAAAGTAGCCATCGTACCATTAAATTTACCAATTAATTTACCCTGATCAGATTTCTTAACAAAATGTTTTATTAAATCACGATGTGGGTGACACATTTGAGCATGT